AGCGTGGCGAGCCAGAGTTCGCCGATGCGCACGGTCCGGCTGCGCAATGGGGTCAGGCTGACCAGCCGGTAGCCGGGTCCGGTGCGCGCCAGCGTCGCCAGCCGGACCTCGATCGCTTCAGCGATGGCCGAAACCGGGGCGGCATCGGCTGATCCGTCGCGGATGGAAAAGGCCAGACGCACCTCGCGGCCCGCGCGGTCCTTCGTCCCCCAATCGGTGGCCAGCACATCGTCGAGCAGCACATAAGGCGCGGCTATGCGCGCCGGGATGCGGTGGAAGACGCCGTTGACCTGCGCGATCAGTGCGGCATCGCCCGCCAGCCAGTCGATGACGGCCAGCGCAAAATCCTGTTCCAGGCTCATCGCAGCAACCTTCCCAGCCAGCGAAGCGCGGAATCGGTGATCCAGCGGCGCAGCAACCCGCGCCCGGAAAGCCGGATACGCCCCCGCTCGCGCATAATCACGATATCGGGCAGCAGCACGCCGATCTCGTCGCACAGGCGTTGTGCGATCCGGTCGGCGCGCTGCTCGCCCATTTTTCCGGCGCGGCGCAATAGCACCGTCCCGAAGCGCCGCATCACAGGCGCACCCTGCGCCATGGACGCCACAACGCGCTCACCATGGCAGGTGGCGCGGCATCGCCTTGATCGCGCGCCAGATGCACATGCGCCGCCAGCCGAATGATCCCCTGGCGCAGCGGCTCGGCCAGATCGCCCCAGTCTGCCACCATCCCGGCGAGGTAGCGCACGTCTATGCGGCTGGCCGATCCGGGATGCAGCACGCGCACCCGGCCTTCGCCATCGGCGGAAAGATCGATTCCAAAGGCATCGCTGGCCAGCGCGAAGGATGTGCCATCGGCCGCTATGCCGTGCACTGCAGTGATCGCGGTTACCGGGCCGGCGGCAAGCCCCTGCCAGTCGCGCGCGACGGCCAGCGTCTCGCGATGCGGCCGGATCAGCAGCGCCTGGCCGATGAACTGCTCGCACAGCGTGGCGGCGCTGCGCAAATGGCCGATCAGCACCGCATCGTCATCGTCGCGGGTGATGTGGAGATACGCCTTGGCCTCGGCCAATGCGAACGGGGTGAGCGCGACGGGGTCGCTGGTGAGCTGTCCCATCAGCGCGGCTCGACCCGTACCGACATCGACCGTTCGTCGATCTCGCCATTGGACAAGGTCACGCGGTTGGTCAGGGCATAGATCGCCCCGGCCTGCCCGCCGCTGATGGTCACGGTGGCACTGCGCCCGTCATGCCCATCGGCGATGACGGCAAGTCCGCCCTCTCCGGCAGGCGCAACCGACCAGCTGCTGGAGACGATCAGATTGGCCCCGAGATAGGTTGCGCCCCAATCGACGCGGCAATCGATCCGGCTGTCCGGATCCTTGACGAACAGGGTCATCGGCTGCTCCTGAGTTGGAAAATGGCGGCGGAATGTCCGCTGCGGATCAAGCGCGGCGCGGCGCGAGCGCGGGTGCGGCGGCGCCGGGGCGCGACGTCTGGTAGGGGCGAACCATCAGCGGCATCGGCCCGGTGCGGCTGGCAAGCAGGCGGCGCGCACTCCCCGAGGCGACGGGCAGGTCGCCAAGGCTGTCACCCCTCAGCATCTGGTGCCCCCTGGGCCAGGTCTTCCAGCCGCTGCGCCAGCGCGGCCATCAGGAACAGGCAGAGCTGGTCGCTGCGGATGCCGAAGCGTTCCTGCTCGGCCTCGCCCTCTTCCCAGCGGTCGTGACAGCACCAGCCATAACGCCGCCAATCCAGCCCATGCTGCTCCATGATGGCAAAGGCGGTCTGCGCGCGCACGCCGAAATGCCGTCGCGCGCCCTCAGGCCCCTTGGCCTCGATGGCGGCGTGCCACTGGAAGAAGCCGAGCTCTGCGATGATATCGAGCGCGGCCTGGTACTCCTGCGCGCTCATCTGGCCCTGCCACGCCTTGTCGCGGGCATCGGATGTACTGATCGCCCCGGAAACAGCGTAGATTTCTGCCCAGCGCAGTTGCGGTCGGCCCAGCACCACCAGATTGTCTGCGCCGGGCGACAGGCCGCGAGTGCCAAAGCCGTTATGGCTGGCCATCGCGACCAGGCTGTTGCCGCCGGCCTGTCCGCCATAAGCCGAGAGCGCCAGGATACCGCCGACGCCGGTGGGATCGATGATCGAGCCGATCCCCGGCGCGCTCTTCCAGAACTCGGGATGGTGGAAATTCGCATCGCCAAGGTAGAACTGAAGGCCGGCGGCGCTGTAGATTGGCCCGCCCGATTGCGTGGAATAGCCGGCAATGCTCGCGCCGCGCACCTCCAGCCGCGCATAGGATGCGGCGCTACCGACGCCCAGGCTCGCGTTTTCGGCAACCCAATTGCCCGCCGCATCGCGCGGCAGATAGTCATGCCCATGGCCCAGCGGCGCGTAGGATCCCGCAGGCTGCTTGCCGGCCAGCGCCTCGGCCAATCCGTCGATCTGGCCCATTGCGTGGACATGGCCCGAACGATCCTCGCGTGCCGCAAACCAGTCGGCCGCAACCGTGAGCGTGACCGTCTTCAGCCCGGCGGAAAAATCGACGACGGTCCCGGACGAGGAAGCCAGCAGCTGATGCCGCACCAGCGCGCCGTCTTCCAGCGCGCCTTCCCCCACCTCCCACTGGTCCTCATGGGTCACACCGGCAATGGCATATTGGAAGCGCGCGCCGTCGGGCACGGCATCGGCGAAACGGCGATGTCCGGGCGTGGCACCGGCCAGCGCCAGCGCGCCGGTGCCGGTCGCAATGCTGGTCTCGCGCACCAGATCGGCAAAGACAAGATCGGGCATCAACTGGGGTCCGTTCGTTTGCGAATGACAGGAAATGCCCGCGCGGCGGGGAGAGACCGCGCGGGCACACACCCCTTGTCAGGAGTGTCAGGGGTGATGGCAGGCGATGCGGGGTTCAGCTGGCCGCGAACTTCATCAGCTTGATCGCCTCGGAGTTCATCACCTGGCCGCCGATCCGCTTGGTCGCATAGAAATGCACGAACGGCTTGTTGGTGAAGGGGTCACGCAGGATCGTCGTCGCACTGCGTTCGGCGATCAGATAGCCGGCGCGGAAATTGCCGAACGCGATCGACAGGCTGTTCGCCCCGATATCGGGCATGTCCTCGGCCTCGACCACCGGATAGCCGAGCAGCGTCGCGGGCTGCCCCGCCGCCAGCGAAGGCTGCCACAGGAACGCGCCATCATCGCTCTTCATCTTGCGGATGCGCGCCAGCGTCGACGAGTTCATCACGAAGCTTGCCCCCTGGCGATAGGCGGGGCGCAGCGCATGGACCAGATCGACGAGCCGGTCCTCGGGCGCGGCACTCGCGAAATTGCCGTCGGCGCCCGACGCGACATATTGCAGCGTCCCGAAGGCCCGCGCGGCATCGTCCTGCGGCGTCGGCGTTCCATTCAGGAACCCGCGCGGACGGTTGGTGCCATTGCCGCCCACGAACGCAGCCCCCTCGGCACGCGCGAATTCCTCGGCAATCTCGCCCGCCAGCCAGCTTTCAACATCGAATGCGGCATCATCGAGCATCGCCTGGCTGGCCGCCGGATTGGCATAGAGCTCGCCGCTCGGCGGCGCGATCTCGGCAAAGGCGGGCGTGTCAGTCTCGGGCCGCGCAGCCGTTTCGCTCACCCAGCCGGACGGCGTACCGCCGGTGGTGACCAGCTTGCGATAGCCTGCCGTCCCGGTCTGCACGACCTGCGCGATCGAACGGATCGGCGAGATATCGGCGAGCGTCCGGGCGATCAGCGCGTCGATCTCGCGGGGGACGGCAAAGCCGCCATCCGGGCCGGTGGTCGCGGAAAAGCTCTTCACCCCGGCCTCCAGACCGCGCCGCAGATACTGATCGACAAAGCTCTTGGTTTCGGGGGCCTTGTCCTCGCCGCCGCCCAGCGACGGGCGGGACCCCGAGCGCGCCAGCCGCTCGATCCGCTCCCGCATCGTCTCGCTTTCGGCGCGGATCGCATCGACATCGCCCTTGATGCCATCGAGCCCGGTTTCGAGCGCGGCGATGCGCTCTTCATGCTCTTCGGCCTGCAGGATCGCATCGAACGATGCCTCCAGCGGATCGGCATCGGCCTTCAGCTCCAGGGGATTTGCGGGGATTTCCATCATTTCTTCCTTCCGTTCAGGGATCACACGGGGAAAGCCCCGCGATGTCGGGCACAAAAAACCCCGCCGAAGCGGGGCAGATGGGGAAAGTCGGGGA